AACATGATTATTATGCTCAGTTTAAAAATGGCAAACTGGAAGAATTTTTTGAGGATGGTGAACGTGTGCCAAAAAGATTTCACAAAGAAGCGGCGTACTATCATCGGATCAAAGCAACGAAGTAGGAAGGACTGAACGATGGAAAACTTGCACATAGGCACTGAAATTTTCTTCAACGGCGACCAAGCTAATCGTGAGGGCTTCGGCAAGATCGTCGGCGTCAATTGTGATAGCTTTTGCAGCCGCTGGTACGACATTGAGTTAGATGATGGTCGTAAGATCAGCCAGCTCCCACACGTTTGCTTTAGTCCTGAGTACGGGGGCGGCGGTTTGACTAGATTTGTTACCAAAGCCGCTTATGATAAATGGCGTGCAGAAGGGCTTGCACGCTTTGAGGCTGAATATAAGAAAAGACAGGAGGGGTGAACGATGGAAGTAAATCTCGAAGTGTTTGACGATTTATTCAAAGACTACATGAATAAAGACACAAGTAAGATTACTACTCTGGGTGAACTATCAAAACATCAGGACCAAATTTTTAACGCAAACTTTGCGCTGCAAAAAATCTTAAAAGAAACGATAGAACTTCTGAAATGTAATCCTACATCGGGGCAAAATATCGAAACCGTATTTCAAAGATTAAATGAAATAGTAAACGCTTATAAAAAATTAAAGACGACTGAACAATGCAACTACATCGAATAAAACAAACTCAGCAAGGCGGTCTCATACCGTCGTTTTGCTGTTCGCCTGTCAATGCTGAACACCTTGCCTATTTTCAACCAAGGTATGCGTGTCCTGAATGCACTCATCCTAGCCGTCACCCATAATATCTTTCTATCTTCCTCTTCCTGCAAGCAACAGATTGTATCCAACAACTGATCATATCGCGTTATCTGCTGAGCAGTCGCCGGGTCTAGCTTCTGTCTTGTCTTCTCATCCGCATAGCTTAGCCACTCAGCTTGGTACACAGGCCAGTAGGTGACACTGGGCTTGGGGTGTGCTCTGGGCAACCGCCGCTCAGTCTCGCTAGCCTCGACCAGCAGCAGATGCAAAGCTTCGACGGTAGGCGGTCTTTTCATCATCACTGAGTTTTCCATAGGCTTGCCAAAAGTCAGCGCAATCAACAGGTGACATTCTCTTGGTGTATTCAATCATGGGATCACGTCGTGGCTGCTTGCCATCAATTACAGCTCTGTAAGAAGGGTTGGAGTATTTTACACTCCGGGCAATAAGGTGGCCTACAGTGTCAAACTCGTAAAAGTTATTAACTGTTTCAGAGTTGCAAGCATTTAAATTAAAAGCTTTTAACTCAGGGTTTTTAATTAAATAGTTTTTTGGGGGTAATTGCTTTTGCTTAAAAGCTTTTAAATTAAAAGCTTTTAAAGTGTGTAAAAGCTTTTGAGTCCCAAGAACTGCGAATCGATTACCACGCTTTTCGATTTTCACAAAACCGCTATCCACAACTTCGCGCAATCCACACGATTTAGTCGTGGATAACTCTGTCAATTGACCAGTATGGACATTCCACATAATTTCAAAGGCTTCATGGCTGAGCATCATTTTCCACCGGGATATTCAAAAATAAGCTTTCGGCACGGGCAATAATAAATGCCCTTTTCTGTTGTTCAGTCGGTGTGTCCAAGTATTCTTCTGTGTATTTGTTTGCACCGTGAATTACTGTCGAGTGATCACGGCAAAGCAATCGTCCGATCTGTGACCAAGTAAGAGCCAGTTCGTACCGGGCAATGTGAAAGAGTCTCCACTTTGGCAAAGTAAACCTGTGTGCTCTCGACGAAGACATAAATTCCTCATGGCTAAAATCTTCGATTTGCACAGTGGCTTGAATCAAGTCAGCCAGAAAATACTTACGCTTAATGGGGTAACGTTTTTCCATTTGACGACGCTCTTCTAGGAAGTTTGCGCCATCGGGTTCAATAACCAGTTTTCTCATTTTGTACTCCTCAGTTTTATATATTTGTTTAGTGCCTCTTCTGTGTCCTCGATGGACCTGACCACCTCAACAATGCACCCCACACCCGTCAGCAGCTTGTGTGCTGCCTTCTGGTTAGGGCTGAGCCGTCCCTTGGCTGTCTTGACCTCTAGAAACACAGGTTGCCATTCAGAGAGCTTTCTCCAGCTTGCAGGGTGTATGAACAGCTCTAGGTCAGGCCACCCTGCAAACATACCCATTGCCTTCTGGTGAACCCTGTACTGCACTCTATGTCTGCCCTCATTCGGTGAGTGATGTACGACGCTGCCTTCAGGCAGGGCGACGTTCAGCCATTGGACAATGCCCTTATGGATCTGTGCCTCATTCATCCACCGAAAACTCAGCAATAAGATCGTTTGCGGTCACCTCGCCATGTGTGATCTCAAGGATACGGCTGGCGACTGTCCAAGACGGTTTCTTCTTCCCGGCTGCAATCATGTTGATGTATGACCGTGTAACTCCTAGTTGATGAGCTATCGCACCTTGGGTCTTATTAGAACGTGCTATCCACTGTGTAAAATACATAATGGTTAACATAATAGTAACCAATGGTGTACTTCAAGAAAAAAATGACAAGTTATTACTGGTGGACATAGGTTTTAATATGCGTTACGGTAACTGTAATGTATTATTTATGGAAAGGGGGATACTAGAATGCATGATTTTGAAAAGCGTGTTGTTGACCGAGCACGATCCAACAAGATTGAAGGCAATGTAATTTCGATTGCAGCTATTGAAAAAACAAATTTGATTGATCCGCTTGAACATCCAAAAATAAAAAAATTGATTACCGATTTTTTTGGCAGTGGGGTGCGAAGGATTTTTCAATCAAGGAATGATAGTGAACTTGTGATGAATCGACTGCTGAAAAAGGAGTTTATTCCCATAGGTGGTGATAAAAGTTTTAATGTGCCTTACGGCAAAGAAGCCATGAGCTGCGGTCGCGAAACTGGCTGTTGGGCTGACGCTTTACCCAGAACAATACGAGTTGGCTATGGTTTATACGCTCCAGCGACGAACATAAGAATGCCTCGCCAAATCAGCAAACACGGTGCGCGAAGCCACGAAATTTACCGCAGTTATCGTGGCAGTCGGTATATGCATATTTTGATCGCCGCTTGGGCCTCAAACTTACCGCTCACGGAAGATATGTTTAAAAATCTATTAGATCCGTGGTTTCAAGATAAGTTTGAAAATGCCATCAACAAATTTCGTAAAGCGAATTTGATTTCAGAGCTGGACGAGGATTGGTCTGACACCCCCATTTTTTATGGGAAGACAACCGATGCTCCACATATCAGGCCAACCAGACAACAAATTTACGTGTCTCTTGAAGCTATAATTTTTCTCTATGACTCACTGCGAGATGTGTTTGATAACAATGATCAAACTTGTTTAGATTTGTTCGACATGAAAAATTGGGTTCACCATTCGACACCAATGCCATCAAAATAAAGGAATAGTAAATGTTTTTAAAAGAGTACAGAATATTGGCAAACATTTCAGCAGCCCATTTGGCGAAAGAAATGGGCGTGACCATTCATGGGTATAGACGCTGGGAGCGTGGCGAAGTAGAACCCAAGGCCAGCCAAGCAGCGAAGCTTGCAAAAATTCTCAACATATCAATTGATACGTTAGTTCTAAACAAACCAGCGGATGATGAAGGTCACACGATAAGCATTTCTGTTAAACCGGGCCAACTACAGGTCATAAAAATTCTTGGCGAAAATGTTGTTCTCGATGAGCAGGAGCCAGATGTTTATACTCCATCGTTTAAGTTAAGAAATATAAAACGAAAAAAATTAACAGGAGAGAGAAAAAAAAGAAATGCTTCATAAAATTACTGGCAAAGATGTGACACTTAAGCTGTCGCACGAGGAACTACGAATTTTGCACAACATGGTTTACCTGCGTGGTGATTCCTATCTTTACGACATTGGCGAAGAAAAAGGCATTAAGGATTTTGAAGTTGAGGCAGAGAAATTTCATTCCATTCGAGAAGTTGCGGTTGGTTTTGATATGATCACGAGTTTGCATTATGATATCTGGGCGCATCCAATACATCGAATTGCAATGAATAAAAATAAGCCAGAGCTTACTGACGAGATTTTGGATGAATGGAAAGACAAGTTTAAATTTTGGATGAATAAAATAGACCTTGATGATCCAGAAAATAACTAGCTAACAGCACCGATAAAACCTTTATTAAATCGGTCATTTTTAAAGCCCTTGTTTAGACAAGGGTTTTTTTTGTTGCGTATTGGTGTACTTTTTAGTAACCTAAATGTAATATTTAGTTATTATTAAACATTATTGGTTACTAATAAATGCCAAACGATTTCGACACAGTGCCGATTTGGGCAAGCAAATATAACTTTGAAGGTCACAGTCCGTCAGGTGCAAACCGTCCACCTTGTCTTGAGTTCTTTACAAAGGTTGTTGCTCGACCAAATAAATTACAAGATCAATTTGGTTGTAACGCCACTGGCGGCAAGGTCGCTGAAGAATACGCAAAGAATGTTGTCATACAAAAGATGCCCCCCGGCGAGGCAATGCGAAATGCCTACGCTCATTTCGACGAGCACGACTTTGTAGCGCACGATCCAGATGACCAGATCAAGCACGGGATATTCCGGGATGGTATTTATGAGCCACGCAAGACCAAGGATGCACCACAAGGGCCGACAGGTACAAACCTTGAACTGATATGCAAACACACAGCCGAAGGGCTTGCAGCAGCCACACAGGGGGCCAACAAGGTCATGGATGGACGTTGGGTAAGCACAAAGCTGGAAGGCAATGAGCTGTACCACATTGGCGAGATAGACGTAGAAGCCTTCAACGGTGTTGTGGAGATCAAGACCATGTGGCCGACACTTTCAAACAATGACCGTGGGTTCACTGTACGGTCACTGCCAGCAAAGCCTCGCCCCGATCACGTTAGGCAAGTGGCTTTGTATTGGCATTTCTGCAAAAAGAAAAACGAAAACGTGCCAGTAAAACTGGTGTACGCCAACCCGATTGGCTACCGGGTGTTCGACAGTGCCGACTGCGAGGAGCTATCGGATGAAGTCTTGCTCCGGGCTATTGACGATCTGGCAAGGATAGGTCGAGCACGGGAAAAGCTTTTAAAAAGAGCAAACAATACTGAAGACCTTTTTGGTTTTATTGAACCCGACTTTTCTCACTGGATGTGGAAAAACAAATCGCCGGAATTTTGGGCGGCAGCGAAGAGGATCTGGCAATGACAAAAGAAGAACTCGCAATAGTCGTGAAGTGGCTGGAAAACCGCTATCAGGATATTCAAAAGGAAAAACTAGTAATTGAGGGAGATAACTTCGCCCACAGCAAAGGCAAGTGGCCTCAATTTGAAGAATATAGCCGCGAAGCAACAGCTTTAAAAATCAGCCTTAATACAGCAAGGGATCAATACAATGAAGCTCATTGAATATTGCGCCGCCTTTTTTATGTTTGCCACCTTCGTCGCAATCTGGGTGGTGCTGCCATGAATTATCCATTGACCCCCGGTGCCAAGGGAACAGACACCAGTTTTTATGCGGCTGACTCGATAGCTCCTAAAGCCTCGACGCTAAGAGAAATGTGCAAGTCTGTTTTTCTTGTGGAAGACAGTTTGACGGCTGACGAAGTGGCGGATGTGTTGGGGCAATCAATTCTTTCAATAAGACCGAGGATCACGGAACTGTCGAGGTTGGATTTTTTAGAAGACAGTGGTGATCGAAGACCAAACAGTTCTGGAAAAAAGGCCATTGTGTGGAGGAGAAAATGGAAAACAGATCTTTTCAATTAATGGATAAAGTTCGCGTAAAGGATTTGGGCGGCAACATATTTGCCCGTGGTGTGGTGGTCGGTCGCACGATAGAGGGTGAACCCCGTTTTGACGTGGCAACAAAGCATGAAGTCTTGCTTAATTTAAAAAAGGATCAACTGCAATGACCGTGGTTGAGATAGAGGCATACAAGCCTGACCTGATGGCTGATTGGATAGCGGCCTTGCACGAAATGGATAATCCCGGTTTGGACGGCAAAGCAAATTACGGCACCTACCCAACGCTGAGTGGATGCCTTGCTGCTGTCAAGCCTGTACTGCGCCGACATAACCTTGCAATCATGCAGATGGTCTGTGCTGCTGATGACGGTCAACCTGATCGCTTAGTTACACGGGTTGTCCATGTGTCAGGCAGCTTTATCGAAGACGGTGGGGTGCCGCTTTACTGCGAGAACAAGAACAACCCCCAGAAAATGGGTGGCGCAATAACGTATGCCCGTCGTTATGGATTGCTTGCAATGATTGGTTGCGTTGGGGATGAGGACGACGACGGCATTATTGCAACGCCGTTTAAAGAGCTTCCTAGTCAGCAACAAACACCCGAACAAAAAAAAGTCCATGAAAAGCTTGAGCCAACACCTGTTCGATTGACCTCAGAGGAAATTCCGTTCGATGAAAGTGAAGCTATCGAGGATCACAATGCATGGGTTGCAGACGCGATAGCTGGATTTAAAAAGCACAAGACGATGCTAATGCATAATGCGTGGACAAAGGTTAACAAACCCACACTCGATTTTTTAGAGACAAACAAAAAAGATCTTTACAACAAAGTTTTAAACGCTTGGAAAAAGAAAAAGGAGAATTTAACAAATGAATGACCGTTATAAAGTTATTTTGAAGGGCAGTGGATTTAAAAACGATGATCGTTGGGAAGGTCCAAAACCACTTCAAAAAGGCAAACCAAACTGGTCGGGCAATCGATGTGTTGTCGAGCAGGAAATTAAACCGGGTACATATAGAATTGCTGCTTGGCAATATGAAGACGGTAACGTCTCTTTTCAAATCAGTGAGGACACCCAGCGATTTGAAACGACGGGGGTAGAAAATGATTTCAAATGAACAGTCTTTGTTGGTCAGCGTTGGTGATGCCTGTCGTCTTTTATTTGGACAGAATACAGCGACGGACAAAGCCCGGATTTATCGCATGATCCATTCAAACAAGATTGAAGCAAAAGTCTTTGGTGCTAGAAACTATTATATTCCTCGTACAGAAATTGAACGCATTGCAAGATCGACAGACAGCCTCACTGACTGATCCGCTCTGCGTTTGGCCTACCCCCGGCGAACTGCACTCACTCGTCGGGGGTAAGCATTTTAAAAAGCCTGTTAACTCAGCTCAATTGTTTTGGATGGCAAAAAGATTCCTTGATGCGGCAATCGAAACGCAAAGAAACGAACAAGCCAACGAGACCTAAAGAGGCTTGTCACTACTGTGGCAAGCCCCTCGGTCTTCACGATTGGGTGGTCAATGGTTCTGGTAAAATTCTCCACTACCCAAAATGTTTTGAACTATTTATTCGTTAACCAATTTTCTCCAAACATTTTCACGCTCTTCGCCGATTGATTTCGTTTCCTGCACGTTTTGCCAGAACTCCTTATAGTGCTGTATGGTTGTATTAATATCGTTGTGGCCCATCAGCTCACAGATCTTGCCTAAGTCACCCTTGTGCTGCACAAAAATCATTGTTGCAAAAACGTGCCTTAAATCATACAGCACGGGTCTATCTGCTTTTTTTAATCCATACTCTTCGCAAGCTGGATACCAGATCTTTGTACGCAGAAAAGCATCCGTGTTATGCATTTGTAGAGTTTGACTTAAAAACACCCGATCATTGTCTGCACTTTTTGGTGAACGTAATCTCCATTCTTTTAATTTTGTAACAAGACTTGGCGGTAACTCCACATCGCGTATTTTAGGATTTTTTTTCAGCGGATTTTTACGAGACGTATCCTTTGGTTCGCCAACGTAAAAATTTCCCCAACCGTCACCCCGGCGAACCGCAACGCGAACATGAACAATATTATTGACCAAGTCCAAGCTCGACCATTTGAGTGGAAAAAGTTCATTAGGACGCAGACCTGTGTATGCGAGAAAGTAAAGTGCGAGGGAGTGACACCAAGGAATGTTTCCAACGCTCTGTTCGTTCTCTTCAGCTATTTTGAGAATAGCTTCAAAAACCTTTGGGCTTAAAAATTTCTTTTTCTCAACATCGGCAATAATCTCGTCTTCAGTTCGGTCGTATTTTGTGTGCTGATACTGAAACTGGCAAGGGTTGGCGGTACACCATTTTTCTTTTATGGCTAATTTAAATACGCCACTCAAAGTATTTTTCGCATAATCAAGAGTAACGACTTTCCAGCCCCTGTCCTTTTCAAACCATTTTAAAAAGCTTTCGATAAGCTCTTCAGAAATTTCACTACACTTTAATCTATCTGGCTGAACACGACTTCCGTCAGGTAAATCAAAAACGCGAGGTTTCGTTTCGTAGATGTATCCGTTTCTGTTTTTTTGATACCGACCACCCTCTTTAAATTTCCAGTGATCAGCTGGCAAGTGAGCCAACTCCTTTTTCACTTTGCGATTTTTTACATCTATAAATGTTCGGACTTGAGCGCAATTAGAACGAGCTGTCTGGTGGGTGATAGATCCGTTGGCGGCGGCTTCCATTTGTTTTTTACAATATAAATTAATAGCAGCTCGAAGCGTCCCCGGTTCAGACACATCACCTGATCCTACAAACTCTTCAACAATCTGTTGTGCTCGAAGTTTCGCTTCTTCCGCAGTCGCCTTCCACTCAGGTGTTTTACCTTTTACACGGACGCAATATGCTCGACGACCTCGCTTTACTTTTGAAGCTATTGGTCCTTTCGCGGTAACCTGCAATCCGATATTATTTGCATTGCTCACTTTGTGTTCAGCAATAATTTTAGGCTTTGTCATGTTCTTTCTCCTCTATTTGTTACATTATAGTTACTATAATAGTAACCAATGGTATATATTTCAAGGGGAAAAAGTTTCCGAATTGTTTCCTTTCTTAACAAAACCGCAGAAAACTGCGACGACAATTTTAATGTGGGATGATTATTCCTACGTTATTTAGCTTACTATAAGGTCACTAACCCACGGAAACCTTGCCCTTGCATAGCAGAATACAGCCATTTAAACGCATAGTAAACTAAGTATTAAAATTTTTTGTTTCCCGTCTGTTTCCCAAACAGAGATAGATTATTCTGTAAACAATAATGCTCAGTTAACGGCCTCGTTTCCACGTCAAAAATTCCGCGCCTTCGGACAGATCAGCGAATGGCTTGATTCGGCAGTTAGGTGGGGCAGTGGGATCAATAACAAATATTATACTAGACCCATATTGCTCCTCGGAAAACTGATGGCGGTGGGCAAACTCATCGTGGAATTTATAGCCTCTGGCTCTTGCTAGATTAATGACTTTGCCACTGTCTGTTTCCTCCTGCGCCAAGGCCCACGTATGATGGTGTCCAGCTACATAGATGTCTGCTTCTTCATTCCACAAAGAGGCTCGTTTCTGTCCCTGTAGTTTATTGTAAATGCTGGTGCCTTTGTGATTATGAGCCGCATCGACTCGAATAGTCGAGGATGGGAAGACAAGCTGAAACTTTGCTTGCCAATCAACCATTGGTATTTGTTTGACGTTTATAGCTTTTAAATAGGTCGAAAATTCACTGTGCATGGTATCGTGGTTGCCATGCAGCCAACAGAGCCAAGGAATATTCGCTTCTTTAAGGAACCATCGAGCAAGCTGTCGTTCAGTCTTGCGGCTGATGTCTTCTTCCGCATATAGAGCTGTTAAACGACCGCCCCAGTTATTGGTGGTATCGCCAATGTTTACACAGCCCATACCGCCAGTCGTGGACATTATTTCAACGTCTCTTTCGAGTAACGCCCAATTCGTATGAGTTCCTAAGTGCGGATCACCAACCACGCACAGCCCGAATGGATCATCTGACTTGATCTTAATTTTAAACCAGCGTTTTGCTTGCTCATGTTCGTGTTTTTTCTCCCACCGTTTTTTAAGGTGGGCAATAATTTCTTCTGTGCTGATATTCTCGTCAGGAAATTCGGGGAGGCTAACGTCATCAGTTTGAGTTTTAGGTTGTTCGCCTAGTATATCTCTTGCCCGTTGATAGCGCGACTCGAATGTCGAGCGTTTTAAGTCCGTGTGCCTTGAAGCTTCCGAAACGCTTCCGTGTTGTTCAACTAAATTTAAAACGTCTTGTAGTTCTTCTTCGGTCAGACTTTTTGCAGCCATTTAACCCCGCAATCTCGCTGCCAACCTATTTGCTCGATTTGGAACCTGCGTAGCAAATTTGCTGTCCAGTAACTCCTCGGCAGCAGTCGAATAGTCGTCAGCAGATAATGCAGACAACATCCGATTAAATCCTGATAGAGCCGGGTAGCCCATTTGAAAACACAATTCAGTGATCACACGCTTAACTCGATCTGGCTGGCGGTCGTACCAATACCAATTTTCGCACTCTTTAATCGTGCGTTTAATATCGTTGTGCAGAAGATATTCGGCTTCGTCTTCGCTTATGCCAAGGCCGCCATCTTTGTCGATGTTTCTGCCATAGCCGATTGTGTGCTTGCCCTCTGTGCAAGTGTAACAATGCTCAGAAAAACCTTCTTCAATTTTTAGGGAAGCTGCGATTTCGTCAATTAAGTCAGTCATTTTTTACCCATGAATTTTGTAACACCCCGGAACCCGAAGCTGGCTGCTACGATGACGCCAAGGGTGTATTGATACCACTCAGGCATGGTCGCCAATATTTCAAATCCTCGGACGGCGTACTTTTCTAATCCGGGGATAAAGCACATACAAAGAGGTATGCAAAAAATAATGCAAAGTAGCTCATCTTTAAAACTACCCTGAGATGCTCGCGCTTGTTCAATATCCCAGTTAATGTCACCTTCTGCTTTAGCAATAGCGACTTTGGTTTTACCCTTGGCCTCTGCTGTTTTGCGTTCCAGATAACTGCCGCCCAGAGAGCTGACCGCGCTGATAAGTGGCCCTATGAACGGAATCATTTGCTTACCTTATTCATCAGTGCTTCTTCTAATTTTGGAAGCAAACGGATGCCGCAGTAGCCAATAAGAAAGGCCAGACCGACAGCAACCTCTGCGCTAAATTTCCAATAGCTCATCGCCGCCGGGATTAAGAACTCTGCCGCAATCCAGCCAACGACAATACTTAGTCCAATATCTTTAACGGCACCCCAGCCCCAGTTGCGCTTCGTCAACACGTTAGCTGCACCGCCGCAAGTGCTGGCAAAAATACAGCAGAACTTTCCTCCGAAAGTTGCTAACGCCCACTCCATCAGATGATCTTTTCTTTTAGGAGTATTGCACCGCCAGCCGCTGCGGCACCGATAAACATAGGCCACCCGGTGTTGGTTACAATGGCAATAATTACAAAGCCAAGGGCTACACCTGCCCATGAGCTTGGCTCTTTAATTCGCTCAATCATCCAATCCATTATCTTTCTCCTTTACATAAAAGTTTTAAAAAATGCGGTTAATATTCCTGCCACCAAAGTTGATACTACAAGCCAAGCCAATTTCTCCCATCTGGCTGAATGTGCCTTAACTTGATGGCTTAATGCCTTCAGTTCGTAGGTGCATTCGCGCCACCGTTCGCTGCATTCTTTTTCATGTTTTGCAATGGCATCGAGTGCTGCATTTGCCAGTTGAGTGGGAGATTTACGAACAGCCATTTTATATCAATTCCTTTTTTTTTTGATTTCTACCGGGCCAAATCGTCGTCCCATATCCAGAATGCAAAAAACTTTTTCCTCTGGTTGTGCGATAATCGTCCAAGTTCCCTCTCGTGAAACGTAAATCGTTATTACGGCACCCCGGCTGCTCATGCCTTTTGCAAGAGGTTGTTCGTCGTGTTGTTCAAGCAAAATCGGAGCCGGGTCATCAGGGGTACAACCAATAGTCGCGTTGGCATTTGACATAAAAAAACCGCCCATCAGGACGGCGGTAAAAAAATAAAAAGTTTTTATCACAGCGTCATTTAATCTCCTTCTAAGGCTGTAATTCGCGCCTCAAGTTCTTGAATAGTTTTCACCAAAGCAGGTATAAGTTTTGATTGATCGAGTTGTTGCGCTTCGATGGACCCATCTTCTTTTATAGCGTCTTTTTCACCTGTTACCGCAAAATCAAAACCTGCCTCTGCAACCTCATGGGCTAGGAATCCATCGTTTTCAATATCGGGTGTTGTTTTCCAAGAATATGTTATGGGTTTAAGTGCCTTGATTTTTTCAGTGGCGTTTGCAATTTGACCACCAACATTTTTTAGTCTGTAATCCGAACTGGTGTTGTATGCGGTAGAGCCGCCAGTAGCATGAGTGATCGTTCCTTGTTCCGACCAACTTGACCCATGCCCGAAGCGCAGAAAATACGCTGTGCCAGAAGTTTGTTGGTTCCAAATAAGAACCATGTCATTTGAATCGTGTCGAAAATGTGCACGACCTTGGCATAAAAATTGGCCATCAAAATAGCCAGCGGTGGTGTCCGTGGCAACCATAAATCTTCCCGATGAATCTATCCTGCACCTTTCCGCATTAGCTGAATAAAAATGTATTTCATCAGCAGTTTCAAAATCAATCTTGGTTTGGTCATCCTCCCCAATCTTAATGTCTGTCGCCAACAAACTTGTAATAGTTGTTTGGGCTGCCGCGATTTCCAAATCAATCGTGTTGTCTCCATCCTGATATGTCGCAGACAAACCAGTTTCAGTATTACTTGAAAACATCGCGCCAGCCGTATCCGAGATATATTCAGCTAGCGACGTGCCATCAACAGTGATCGCGTCGGCTTCCAAGGTGCCGTCAATATCTGCATTGCCAGAAATATCAAGTGTTGTAGCATCAAGCTCCCCGGCAACAGTTACCACTCCGTCTGCCAAAGTAATCAGGTCTGTATCATCCGTGTGACCTATGGTTGTTCCATTAATAAGAACGTCATCAATATCTAATGAGCCACCAGATATAAGTCCTGTCGTTGTAATATTTGACGAACCATTATCGATTGCTCCAAAACCACTGGTTATTGAACCGCTATTCAACGCACCTGTAGTAACTATGTTTCCACCACCAACATTGTGAGATGAAAAGTATGTTGAAACGGTATCAACATTTGTCATCCGCATAGTGCCAGCGTCGTTAATCAGAATACCATCACCGCTTGCTACAGCCGTTGTGCCTCGTGAAGTTCCACCATCAATTAGATTTATTTCAGCAGCGGTTGCCGTAACGCCATCAAGAATATTTAATTCATCAGCGGTGCTGGTCACACCATCTAAAATATTTAACTCAGCCCCGGTAGCTGTTACCGCTGTTCCACCATAGTTTAAATTTCCAGCCGCAATGTTAACTTCGCCAGCTCCTTTGGGTGTCAGGTCAATATCAATATTTGTATCGTCACCTGTAGCCGACAAAGTGATGGCATTTCCTGCGGCAGCATTGGTCACAGACAATTCATTGACCGCTGATGAAGTCGTTTCCAGTTTGATTAATTCATTTCCATTCGCATCAGCAATAAAACCACCGTCAGCAAACTTAGGTGCGGTCAAAGTCTTGTTTGTCATCGTAGATGTACCACTATCCACGTAGGCTTTAACCGATTGCTGACTAGCAACTGCACTCGCTGAATTGCCCGACATATCGTCTTGATCAAGAAAATCAATCAGGTCAGCGGTGCCTGATCCCGTATATCTGATCATCTTGTTTGCCGCAGAGGTCAGACCACCGATAGCCGTCAATTCGGTGTCCACATCTGGATTGGAGTAATAAGCAAAGCTTGCCCCGTCAGAACTAAAACCCAGAAGCTTTGACGCACGGGTAGATGCATCATCGACCACCTCAGAGCTAGTCAGGTCAGTAACAGTTTTGGACACCTTGAATGACCGATCCAGTTCTTCCTGTTGCTCCTGCATTTGGTGCGTGAGTTTATCCAAAGCATCTTCGTGGGAGCTGGCAGGAAAAGGATCGTTTTCAACATAGTCGGTGGTTTGGGTTAAAGGTGTGACTCTGACTAGGATGACCTGCTGAGCACTGGTTGGGACGTTTCCACTCGTGAAGGTGACCGTGCCTCCCCCAGTGTCACCTATGCCGGAAACTGTGTAGTGCGTGGTCACCGTTTTAAGAGTCTCTGCGCCTGTGGCAGTTGTCCGTATGTAGACCTTCAGCTCACTTGAAGCGAAAATCTTGAAAGTATAATTAAAAGCTGTCGTGCTCCCATTGCCCGAATAGCTGTTTTTAATCGTGGTGGTTGATACGGTCATTCTTTTAGCTCCAGTTTACCTAGATAGGCTTCAGCAAGGTTTTCGTTTCCTTTTTGTTCAATCAGGTATTCAATTGCTGCTTCAAAAAATTGATCTTCAATTTTATTTAACATCTTGAATTTATCTTCTTTCGTGCTTCTTCGGTGGTTGTACAATCGGCTGTCTATGCGTCGTTCCAGTGCTTCTCTAAAAGATAGTCCACGACCCAGACCCTTGATGTTTATTTCAATCTGATTTTTGGCAATATTGACCCAATCGCTCTGCTGTTTTTCGGTTAGGCGAACACCTTTTAATTTTCGACGATTATTCGTCAGTGGCATTCCAACACGCACTACTTCTTTTAATAGTTCCGAAGGTTTTTTACCCGGTTGTAGGCTCCAAGGACTGACCATGTTGTAGGTTGCAAGGACTGGGTTCATGTCAAACCGATACCCTCTTACTTTTGGATTACCCAGAACATCATATTGAATTGCTTCGGATTCCGGGTCGTCCTTAATAATACCCCCACGTTTTTGCATCGCTGCTGTGTTGTCTAGAAAGTTTAAAAACTGGCTTTTGATTTCATCCTTTGGCAAGCCAACCAGCCTGTAATCAGGATCTAATCTTTCAGATGGGGCGCGATTTTTGTTAGCCTCCAACGTCATTTTTTCAACATCGTCCACTGTGTACAGTTCACGAGATGTAGAAAGCTTGGTCACTGGTCGCTGACCAGCACGGCCTATGTTTCGGATGGCTGAGCTGTAAGGCAATGGCAAGGGGCCAACCATGCTCCCCAATGGGCCATCGGCTATTATACTAATATCATTGCGTTCCATTCCATGAATGACGGAAGCCATTCCATCCAAAAACGGAAGCGACAAAAAATATTCAAGCGAAGCCCACAAAGCAGAAGATACATAATCACCCACCTTGGTTGGGTCATCATTTCTACGGCTATACTCCACCGCCTGTGCAATTAATCCAAAGAAAGCCCCGACAGGTTCCAAACCAGAATATCGCAGGTAAGTCACCGGGCCATTATATAAGCCCGTCTTTTTATCAAATAATGGCAGGTCTTCACCGTTAGCATCTTTAGGCCAGTTCTCTCCTTTAAAAACCAGCGAGTAGGGTTGCCAACCCGGCGGCAGCATATTGCGCTGTTTCTGACTTCGCGGCATTCCCCCGGTTATTCGACCACTCATAGCCATTTCGGCAATCATGTAGCCTGTCCCGGCTGCAAGGGATACATTGCCCATTCGACGGTCAAATGCTTTTTCACCGTTAAAACCCATTAAATCTTTATAGGCTTTCCGATTGACCGCTTGCAGTACTGAATTATCAGCAGTCAATCGAACTGTGTTTGTCGGTATCCGTGCAAACGGCATTAATATCCTGCCGAACACGGGTGCTCTTTGAAAATTCTTTGCAAAGTCACCTAGCCATCCGGCATCCTGCGTCAATGTGCTGACACGGGCAGCTAGATCAAGATCCTCGCCTACGCCCCTTGGGTCCATCCAGCGCATGATAGCCGCATCGACGGCCTCGGTTTCACTGCCGCCTTGTCGTCTGACCACAGCCGCTTCGTGTGCCGCTCTAGCGTAAAGCTCCGCCCTTTGGCTCATTACCTTCCAGAATGTATCGGCAAACTCAAGAGCAGTGCCGGGAGCACGGATAACTCTCCCAAGCGCATTTGTTCCCATCGCCCAAATATGATGCTTTGCAGGATCAATATTCAGATTTTCAGCATCAATATTTTTGTACTGAAGACCTTCTATTTTTGAAACGGCATCGGCTGGCATTTCAGTTCGCGCCACCTTCGATGCAACAATCCAGCTATCCTTAAATGATTGAGAGTACCCCTTTATCCGCATAAACGGCTCAGACAGGTAAACGCCCTCATCTTGCCCGGTAATTGAGCGTCGAACTGTACCAAAAACCCCGGCACCAATTTCCTGCCCTAATTGATAAGTCATCCATACAGGTGTGCCGAAAACATTTTTAAGTTGCGTTGAAGTCCAGCTTAGTAGGCCATTAACATATATTTCTTCCCAGATACCCTGACCTTTTGCCGCCCACCCTTTCATCGCAAGTTCATTAGCCGACTTTTGACCACCATTCTTTAGGGCAGTTCGATAGCTCATTGCCAGTTTCTGCGCTTCTTTTGTTCCTCCTGTTGCGTCCAACATTTCCTTGATCGCTGTGTTTGTCGGACCAAGATCCATGCCAACGGGAATACGGAAGGCTTGCAAAGCCCGTGCGATTTCAGTTTGTGCTGCCTTGGCTTGCATTTGAATACCAGCATGGATTGCCAGTTGTCGCCTGAAGGCAAGCATAGTTTCGGCTGGGGCATTGCCTGTCGCTACAGCCTTTGAAAGCAAATCGAGCTTTTCAGCAGAACGAACCATCAGGGACCGCACAGCCGTCATCTCTTCCGCATTCAACATACCGCCCGGACGTTTCTTTAAAAGTCTTTTCGTCAGGTTTAGATCGTCAGCTAACAGTGCGGAAGCTTCTTCCTGCGTCTGTATATTTGTTTTGACACCACGCTTTGCCGCGAGTGTTGCATCACTGTATGTCCGGGCGACCTCATCAATAAGTGCTTTAACATCGTCCCCGGTTTCGAGGTTGGCGAAATTAAAATCCATACCGCCATCTGAACCAGCTTTTATAGATGCTATCGCTTTATCCCTTGAACTCAGAATTTCATCCGCTACCCGTTCATCAACACCTGTGGTCGTGCCGACTCCTGTGTCAGCCCGTTGTGCTTTAAGAGCTTCTTCGAGAATTACCTCTTCGTCAGTCGGAACCTTGGCAGCTTTTCGACCTTGCTCTACCCACCTTTGATACCCTTCCGGGGAAAGCTTCTCTCTGGCAATCGCGTCCTGTGTCTTTGTGTAGCTAAAGCCTTCACGCTGCACCCCTTCGACAAGTCGTTCAGGGACACGAGGTCCAACACCCTTTGTTGATGGGTCAGGTTTCATAAGGGGATTGACGTTTTTATTAGGGTCAGCAATTGGTTCAAGTGCTCTCCATATACTTCTAAAAAGTCCAAGTCCTTCTTTAAACATTCCAGCAGTCTGTATTTCATTGCTGCCTAATGACCCCGGAAACGTGCCGCTGTTCTGCTTAGGCATGAGGTTAGTCATGCCACCACTTTGCGTCGTCCTTGCTGCCTCTTTATCTACTTCAGTCAGAGCCATAAATTTTTCCCATAAAAAAACCCACTCGAAAGTGGGTTACTTGACAATTAACAATTATTTAAATTACAGTTTGGCGTGGGTTAGTTGTTTCTCGCGTTGTAAAATGCCCTTCAAGGTACGCCTTGTTGGATTTTTACTTGGTAAACGAAAGTGTACGCACCTGATACCCGAGCAAACACTGCCCACTATTTATTCTTCAAGAAATTAATAACTTCATTAATACGCTTATCAAAACTTTCCCTGCTTATCTTACCAAATTCCGGCTTTCCTTTTTTAGGAATGTAGTCTGGAAAATGTTTAAAATAATCCATAGTTCTTCGCACACCAGTGCCATGATTAGATAATCTTATTTCAATTTTGGGTTTGCCGGGAACTTTTATATGTAAATAATCTGACGGTCCCATTTGAGTTTGACTTTTATTTAAACCAAATTGGGCATTAGGCACAGCTTTTTTTATTTCAGAAACGAGAAACTGAGTAGTCGGCAGAGAGGATTTTAACCTATCATCCGTTAATGGAATAACCTTTTGACCGAAACCGTTATCTACTTGTCCGTCACCGCTTTTGGCTTTGGTGCCGCCTTCGGCTTTTCCGATTTCACTGTCGAGGAGCTTCGTAAGTTCCTTCCCATCACGATTGAGGTTCCCTGCGGTGCTCCTTCCGCTGATTTCTGCCACCCGTGCCAAGTAACTTTTCCCATCTTTCACCTTCTTCCAATCGTTGCCGGTAATAAGTATATCGGCATCTCTAGCAAAAATATCAATATTAAAACTTTGTTTTTCTAGCACAGCATTAATATTATTTTCAATTATATTTTCAATATTTGTTCTTAATTTCTGCCCAGAAATTCCTTTTTGTTTTTGAACTAAAAGACGCATAACAGGCTCGCCACCTGCACCACGGATCATTTGATAACCACCAAATACGCCGTCTTTATCAGCAGCAACAATCTCATCCCAAAATTTTAAAACAGCTTCATTACTATCTAAATTTCGAGTGCCTGTTTCAACTAAATCAATAGCAAAACCCGTTGGTGACTTTGTTGCATTTTTTATCGTGTTAACCCAAACCTCTGTCTGATTTGTTAAATACCCAAGATAGTTTGCTGCCAATTCCGCTCCCTGCTTTGATGCGTAAGCTTCTGCGACTGCCGCCGCTGCCTGTCCTGTTTCACCTTTGTAGGTCCAACCACCCGTGGCGTGAACAATACGCCTCACATCAATGCCCGAACCTTTAGCCGCCATTTCCATCGCACGGTTACCAATGTTTTCGGTAATAGTGGTACGACTTTCTATTGGCAGTTTATTCCAACGGTCATTATATTTAGCTGCCCAAGGAGAACCTGCGCCGGGTTCAATTTCAAAACTGATACGACGCAAGCTTTGCGTTAGTGCCTCATCAACGCTAGGGGCAACGTCTTGGGTAAACTTTGTTAATGCTCCCCAGCCTACTGCCTGTACTTCTCGCGGTTCCCAATCCTTACGACCCTGCCAACCAATTTTATTTAAATGATCCGTTAGCCGCCGTCCAAAATCCGCACGATTTTCATACTTTGTTTCACCGACACTGTCGCCAAAATCATATGGTTTTCCTTTTTGTGCCTTTTCTAATTCTGTTGTGTCATACCCCAAACGCTTTAGGTGATTAATTAAGGTTGCGTCAACCAACCCTGTATCACGAGCTGTGTGGACATCGACAACAAAAGGTTTTCCTCCAGCTACATTATTATCCATCCATGATCGAGTATCTTTTTTTAAACCACTATCTACAAAATCAAAAATCTTTTGGCCTACACCTTTTTCAATAGGCTCTCCAGCTATGACGTTACGAGCTGCACCAGTTGGGTTTGGCATTCCACCAGCCTTTAAGGAATCAACTGGCGTATTTCGGGCAAACTGTTCCGCTTGCAAAAGCACATTTTGCATAGCCCCAAGAGGCGTTATGTTCTGGTTTGCCACAAGCCACGCAGTCATGTACTTGTCGGCAAGATCTTCATCACCGCCAGCGTGTTTTAAAAAGACTGCCTTGGTGTCTTCATAAAATTTTGATGTTGCGACGATTTCATTTTTATCGAGAAGTTTTTCAGTTCTTTTAATCCAATCGTCAAACGTAATGTCTCCAACAACAAAATGGGGTAATTTTTTATTTGGTGCCTTAACAACAATTCGGGGCAGGTTAGGTTTGCCGGGTAGAGGCTTGCCCTTTTCCTCTAATGCTTTCTGTCTAGCTTGTAGTCTTTTAAGATTTCCTGCGACTGTTTTTGGATCGCCAATTAAACCTTTTGAAAATATTTTGGATATTATACTTGCAGCCCCTTCAGCCTCTTCAGGTGCCGCAGCGGCAGCAACGGCAAGTGCTGCAAAAGCTTTTTTCCAAGGCATAAATTTTATAAACTTTGGAATAAAGGTGAATAGCGATTCAACACCCTTGCCGATTAACGCACCTTCCAGAGCCAAGCGAAAACGATTAGCCTCAGCCTCGTCTGGATTATTCTCAAAATAAAAATTGCCGATATACCGAACCGTATTTAGAAAAGCATTTTTTTCGCCTTCAGATGCAGTCTCAAGATAATCAAGCATCCCAAAGTCTTGCACCATTGTTGTGTGATCATTATCAAACGACACAGCATCAGCCCATGCTGCCCACATATAACCACGAGCTATTGCATTGGCAGAGGTCAGACCTTTGACAATCGTTGCTGCCGGGACGGCGTTAATACCGAACTGCGAAATAAGTGTTACAGCTTCCTGAACTGCCGGGTATTCGGTTTTTTCCTGCGTCCAATCTTTAACGTCCGAGTTATAGGGAATGTATTCACCAACCCAATTCAGAAAATCATTCATGCCTGTTTTAAAATAATTTTCCTGCGCTCCTTTAAGCTTTGTGCCAAATAACCTGTTAGTAATGTCGGCAGCAACTTTGGTGCCGTACCTGCTTGGCAAACTAAACAAATCGGCAACAGCATTATTGAGGTTAGTTGGCCCCTCTATTAATGCACCTTTCACTACACCTTTTTGTAGGTCCGGGCGAAGTTTGTAGAGCCATTCTGCACCTTTTACGATAGGCTTGATCAGGGGTGCAGCAGTCTTGTAAAACACACCATCGACCTCACCATAGGTGACCGGGTTTCCTGTTTCAAAAACCGTTACCTTTTTTGCAAACTCTTCAGCAGGACGACCTTCAAGATCTAATAATTCCCGATCATTATATTTATTTTCCAAATCATCGAGGTCGTCAAAACGATGGCTTGTCTGAACTTCGTCAGAGTTAATCAAAATGCGATTTGCTGACTCTGTAGTGTCGGTTTTAATTTGATTAACTTTTGCACCATCGCCTTTGTCATCGTCTGTTGTCTCTTCACTTGATGCACCGAAAGTGATTGTCCAGTTGTTGAGTTGATTTGGATCTGTTTGCTTAACCAATGTCGTTTGTTTTCTGTTTTCAGGGTAGACATAAGGAGGTCCAAGTTTTTTGTCGTCCTCAACTGCGAGTTTACCTTTTGGGGTTTCAGTCATTCCACACCCCCTTGCTCAGCAATACGCATAAATTTTAAAAGAATTTGCAATTCCCTTAGTTGGTTTTTGACCTTTTTTTTCTGTTGAGAACCTAAAAGACTATATTTTTTTGATTCAATATAACGTGTGAAATTTTCTTCAGGATCGTCTTCCAAATTTTGTATGTTGTACTTTTTTTTATTTCGTCGTACCCAATCATCAATCTCTGGCTGTATTGCTATTTTAAAGGTCTTGTAGGCTTGCTTAGTAATTTTATCAGCTTCAGCATTAATTTCTTTAAAACCTGCTGTGGGATTTGTTCTTAAATAAATTAAGAATTTATCTTTAGCGTCATTAAAAGCGACATCGGGGGCATCTCCAAGAATAGGAACCCCTTCACCCAAGACCTTGTCTATGTCTTCAACCTTTTGAAATTTTGCTTTAAACAAATCGAGATTTATTTTTTGTGCGGCAGTACGCTCAGTTCTAAAAATTTGTAATGCTTTAGAATAATCAGCTTCAGTCAGATGTTTTTTAGCATCCTGTAAATTTTCCCATGTTAATCTGTCATTCATCGCATAACTACGAATAAGAGACATCACGCCCATGTCTGATCCCTCTTCCGTTGATTTGAAGATAGAACGGTTTTGGTCGTTTGCATCAAGCTCGTTTTCGATTGATTCTATGATTGTGTTTTGCTTGGCATTGGGCCAGTTAAGCCTTCTTAATCTGTCAATAATCTCCCGTTTTTTTTCTATGTTTTCTTCGCTATTATCGAGGTTCCACAGTAATTTATAGTCGTTTTTATTGTCTTTTTCCAATGCATCATCGGTTTTTTTCTGCTGCTTTTTCTTAAATGTTTCCAGTTTGTTTCCGCGAGTAAATAATTTCCATTTCAGGTCTTCAAGTTTTGCCGCTGAAAGATTTTTCGAGACACGTTTAAACAGAGGGTCCATCTCTAAAATTTCGTTAAAATTTTCAAAAACCTCGCTGGGAGCTGCCAATTGCAGTACGATTTGACTACCAATACCCATAAACAGATCTTCAAATATTTTTTCTCTGCGAATTTTTAAGGTATTAGAATCATACAATAGCGTTGCTTCGGCTGTGCCATAAATACCCGGCACCTTTCTACCTCGGTAATTAGTACCAGTTAACTTTAAATACGATTGGAGTCTCGCTTCATAATTAGTATTAATGTTTGTAGCTATATTAACATGATCACTTGCACTTTGATTGATGGCACTTTTCCGAAACTGCGTAATGCGTTTGTCATTCTGGGTGCGAAAACTCGCAAGCTTGGTTCGCCACAGTGTGTCACCTTGTGATCGAAAAAGATTTTGAGCACGACTGCTGGATAAACTTTTTGATTTTAAAATCCTGTTATAAGACTGTTCAAATAAACCTAGTCGTGGGCCAAGACCATTAATTTGATTGTTAGCGTCAAACGGGTTTACGTTTTTTATTTGCTTACGGTAATCGTCATCAAGATTGGATCGTAACTCGCGGAGAGCATTATGGGCTTCCGTCTTGGCCTCCATCTCGGCTTTTTCTTTTCCCCACTTCTGTAAAACATTGCCTACACTCGCCAATGCTTTTCCCGGTGCCATCCATGCAGCAGTATTAACACTAAGATTGCTTACACCACCGGGAGCTTTGGTAGACCGTTCAATTCGGCGTTCATAAATCGGTATTTTCATGCTGAGTCTTTTCCGTATTTACCTGCTTTAGAAAGACCAGCCAGCAAAGAGCCGCCAGCGGAAAGCATGGATGCCCTTTGTTGTTGCCGACCTTCAAAGGCATAAAGCTGACCCTGTAACCGCATCTGTGTTGCACGTTCATCAAGAGTTCGCTCACCAAGTTCGGCATTATATAATGCTGCAGCAATATCTTGATCGGCCTTCTGTGCGTTTTCCAACAAGATACGAAGACCTGTCCCTGTATCGGACCTGACACCACGTTTCGCCAAAGCCATTCTTGTTGTGCCTTGGCTGGCCTCAAACTGTTCACGAAATCGAACAATATCCTCACCCGTCTTGTGCCGGGTAATTTCCTTTTCCTGTTCAACGACTTTTGCATTGCGCTCTTGGACTTGCTGACGATAACGCCCGGCGTTTTTTGCAGCAGCACCAGCCGCCATTTGCCCGGCAGCAGATACAACGCTGCCGAGGACCATCATACCTTTTCCAGCCATCAGATTACCTTTGCGTAGCGAAAATAATCTTCGCCATCTTTAGAATACTTTTTCATTAAGCCCTCATTTTCCCAGCCCAGAAATTCGATAAACTTCTGAGCCTCGCTCCAATCAGCTTTAACCACACACTGAAGACGATGAATGTTGTTATCTTTAATCATTCGATCTAGCTCACGACGAACCGTGCGGATGGCAGCAAAACGATTATCGTGAAGTCTCCAGCCTCCCAAGAACCAGCCTTCAAAAACACCATCCCAGACTTTTATAAGCCCGGCAGATCCAACCAGATGACCATTCTCTACACCGCTGAACCCAAGACCTTTTTTTGTAAAAGATCGCGCCCATGCTTTCCATGTGTTGTCATCATAATTGGGTGCGTTTTTGTTTAGTCCGTTTGCAATCAATTCGTCAGCGTGGCTAACTTCAAATGGTATAAGTCTCATTCATCAAAAGTTATTAAACGGGGATAGATTGCCAAAACTGTCATCGGCAAAACCTGATCTTGCTGCACGACCACAAAACCGTCCGTGTCATAAGCACCATCAAATTCAACCGACTTGTCACCTGTATATAAAGGCACAGGCTGGTTCATTTCATCGGCTGATGATCGAAATGGAATCACATCCGTTTGGGTTGTCTTGCTGCCGACCTTAGCCCCAACGCTACGATAGAACCTGACCGTCACATCATGGATGCGTTTAATTTTGCCTTGCGCTGTGCCGTCCTGCGCTCCCTTTTCGATCCTCATGGTTTTCAGCGTCGAAGTGTAGCCAAGCCCGACGTGAGCATAGGTGGTTGGCCTGTCGAGCGTTATGGCACCAGAGCTGACCGTTTTATCGGGATGGGTGGAACCATCCGTCATAACCTTGACCGTTTGACCTTCCAAGTGCGTCAACCCGGACAGTGATGTTGCCGCTTGTGTGACCGTATCACCACTCGTGTGAGCAAGAGCGACCGTTCCATGTGCTCCACGGGTTGCACCTGTTAGCGTGTTTGTACTTTTACCCGTATAAGAAATAAACTCGGCACCAATCTGGATAACACCACTCGATGAAAAATCACTTCCGTCAGCCAAAACAATACTGGTTGCATCGGTGGCGTGATCACTTGCAAGCGTTGACGAAACACCTGTATACGTCAAACCGCTATCAACAAAGAAGGCATCCTTCACATTAGAACCAAAGTCCATGTAATTCAGGTATTCAATGTACCTCTTGGTTGATCCGTTGATTGTGCGCTTGACGACAACATAGGTTTGATCCTCGTCCAAATCGCCCGGCACAGTTGCTATGTTTTCAACAATCCCATAGGCGTAGGTGCCTGTCGCAAAACTGGAATGGACCCCCGTAAACGTGCCGCCCATTTTGTGCCTATGCCACGCAACGACCTCTTCTTCCCGGCGGTACGTCATTCCGCAAAGTGTGCCATCATCCAACACAGCCCAGATAATGTTGTCTGGCTCTTGCATAGATGCAATTTCTTTTATGCCTGTCTCTGTAATGTGCTCTGCGAGTATCGTCAGGTCAGGTGCTTTGTAACTATCACTGTCAAAATCATAAGTCAGTTCGCGCATTTTTCTTTTAGCCCGTTGTACAAATAAAGTTGCGTTGCCTGATTGGACGGGCTGAATGTCGGCAGACCCATAGCTGGCCTGTCGCTTGATCTGGATATTTGTTGGTGTAAGTGCTTGGTCAGATGCACCAGCGCGAACCGCAAATTCACCGCCAGATGTGCCAACAACCAAAGACCGACTGCTTGCAAGATAGCGAATGATGTTGACCTGATTTGAGCCAATCGTATAAATCATGGCCTCCGCATCATCCACACCATCTTGAAAATTATCGAAGTCACCCGATTGACTGAAAAACAATGTCTGTGGTTGCGTCGCTGTTGCGGCATACACCAGACGTTCCTCATAAAAACTAACCGTAGACGGATAGCCTGTCGTTGGTGAAAACGCCCCTAAAGACCAATCGGTGCTGGCGACCAGTTTCCCCACCAGCGTAATGGTATTGCTTGCACTTTCACCAACCACGTCATCACTTGGTGAGAGAAGAATCGTATCATCTGTCACCGACGCAATAAGATAATCTGTGTTGTTTGCAGAAGTACCAGCTCCACTCGCCGTAATCGTCATTCCGTTGGAAAAGCCCTGCGTCTTGAACGCCTTGGCTGAATCAACAAGGCGATCATTGTGTTCTAGCCCGGTACTGTCGGGGTCGCCTTCGTGAAAGCTTATTGTATTGCTGGCATATGTCGGCAGCAGTTCCGACAAACCGTCTTCCCGTTCCTGCGTCAGAGCGGTCACCGTGGTCGCATTGGTGTAGGCGGTTATCTTCGCATACCCTTCATGCAATTTAATTAAACGCCCGACATCGGTTGAGGCAAACAAATCTGCGCTTGCCGTCACGGTAACACTTCCTGATCTTCCGTTAGCCACTAAAGTTGTGTCGGTCAAATTTGGATCTTGCATGGGGCCACGGGTGAACACGACATCAGTCAGTGTCCAAGCCGTGTGGCTTGTTCTTGTAATTTTTCGAGGTGGGTGATCCGGGTGAACCACATACATCACGTCAGCAGATTGTGCGAACTTCAGGCCATCAAGTTGAGCCGTTGTATAAGTTGTGGTCACCTCGACGGGTGAACCGCCACTACTGACAACGCCACCATCACGCATGATACGAAAATAATTATTTCCAAACTCCAGAACGTAAGTCTGTTCAACATTAAATTCAAAGCTGATTAAACGAACCGCCGCAGAACTGGATTTAACTTCCGTAACAAAAATTGATCCCGGTCTTCGGGCTGCACCGCCGTGAGGATGCACCACCATATTTTCCAAAGTCGCACAGCCATTAAAATATTTATTAACGTCTGTTCGACCTTCGAGCCGTGGCGATAATTCGCCAGCAGTGAAGTTCGTCAGTGCGGCAGCAGCTTTTGCCATTAGCTAGAACCTCGATGAAATATAGGTGTTGGCTTCAATACTGCCGTAGTCGGTTACCTGATCCATTGAACCCGGCATACCTTCTGTCGCATCGACAAACCTAGCTTCTTTAAGTTTCATTTCGTACATTTGAAACATATTTGTCGAAAGAGATGCGCTGGCAACCAATGGGTAAGCCATCTCAGCCGCCAGCCTTTGAGCAAGGGTATCTTCCAGCAAACGGTCATATTCGTTGGGGTCTGTAATCCTTGCAATGTAAACGAGGTTAAAAGTGCTTTCGTTGGTGAGAACCTTTCGGCCTTCAACCTTGAAAACGTGATCCAGATATTGTTCCTGCAAAACGCGCAAACAATCACTTGGAAGTGTGTAAGCATAAGAATACTCAAACGCCGGGGCATTAGTATCGGCTGCGAGTTCCACTCGCTTGATCAGACAATTCCACGGATGTGCTCTGAATACTGCATCGCGTGTTGGCTCATAGCGTTGGTTGCACAATCGAGCCGACTTGCTGTCCTCAGTGAGTGAAATAATATTCGACGCACCGATCATGTTGAGGGCGGTATTGCAGATGTCAACTTCTGAAGACATTTTAAATTCCTATAAAAGAATGGGGATGGGCGTTTGCCCACCCCCTGCTTTGGACTAGTCAACGACGTAGGTAACAATCCATGAGATGTCACCAGCCGTATCGCCAGCAGCTTCGCTTTCAAAACCAATGAGGTAATAGCCGCCCGGATCAGAGCTGTCTCCAGCATCCTGCCAGACTTTTTGCCCCATCTTATTGATGTCACGAGCTTCAAATGCCAGCTCTGTACCAGCCGTGATTGCACCACGAGCCGTCGTATCGGCAGAGCAATACGCATCAACGTCTTTCGCCGTGACGTTTCCATCGGCGGTATAAAGACCGATATGAACCGTCAAGGTTGTGCCACTATCCAAGTCGTCGTTAAACAACTTGATAGACAACACAGACGCATTGGTTGGTATCTGGCAAAGCATGATCGTATCCCCGGCAGAGAGATCCCCTGCTGCCGCAGCTACCGTTCCACAAGCAACTCGCTGTATCCCGTGAATGTTCACAGGATTGTTCATTACAGGTGGATCAGCGAGGAAGTTAGTGACTTGGTCTGAATTAACATTAGCCATTTTTCAATCCTCCCTATGCTGATTCATCACAGGAAATTTCCACGACCTTGGCTTCTTCCATACGGGTTGCACCAAAAGTTGCAGAATAAAATACCTGCGTTGAATAAGATTTATCGGAACGCTCATCGATCTTGGCGACAACATCTTTGCCGACAGCCATTTTAATTCCGTCTTCTGCCCAAGCAAAACATTTCCGAATGCTTGACGCGACAGATAGACGATTTGATACGATGAACTTGAAACCCATAAAGGTATCAATATCACCTTGTACAAGAGCTTTTACGCTGTTGTAGTCAGATGACGTGACTTGAGTGACCCCTAATAGGGCTTCGATCTGCGCTGGACCTACAGCAATGTATCGCTTGATACTTGGATCAACATTACCTTCATCCAGAATCTTCTTTGCAGAAAGAAGTTTTGCCAAGGTTAGATCAGCAGAGCCGTGGGCTATTTGCTGGCCTGATCCTATGGCGGTTGAGGTAGCCCCGGCCTTTCCGGTGAGGGCGGTTCCCGTCGCAGCAGTGATGATTGCGTCATCCATCGCACGACCCATAGCAGCGGCTGCTGCACGGGCGTAAGAAGAAGTCGGGTCAATCAGCATTCTGACTTTATCAGCATCGTCGATAAGGTCAGCCCATTCGTATGTGTCAATCGTGACCATACGTCTGGAATGGGGAGTTTCCATTAAAGGAGTGTCCCCGTGGCGTGTCGTTCTCTTCTGTGCGGCAGTTGAACCAACTTGGTCGAAAAAGGCTTTTTCGCCAGTGACTGATTCTTCTGAAACACAAGACCGCAACAGACTGCCGTGTTGTTGTGAAAGCAACTGTACGTTGCTTGAGAACTGGTTAACAAAAGCAGTACTAACTTGAGTACTCATTTTTCAGTTCCTCCGATCAAGGGTTAAAATTGATCGAAGAGCTACCCGTCAGGATGACGGACTTTTCTTGCATTTAACGTCTGCCGTGACGACGGCACTTTACCGTAAGCAGAAGGGCCGTGAGGTTATCCTTCTTCGGGGGTTAACATTTCCCCAAACTTTAATGCCTCCTTTACATACCAATCATGTTCAGGATGGCGGTGATCCCAATACGGAGATCCTACTCTTTTAATCTCCGATAGTTTTTGCTGTGCCTCATCAGGTGCCATAACACCAGCACCTTTCGGGCCAGCAATTGAATCTTCACCAATCTTTTCGCGGATGTAATCACCTACCTTTGAAAACATCCTGACAATCTCCGGGTGATCTCCAAACTTTACACCATCAGCCGTTGTCATTTCTGCCAGCTCTTCATCGGCAAAGTTCATCAAGACACCTTTCGCGCCAGCCATTTTGTTTTCGTAGGCACGACCCCATTCTTTTTTAAGGGCAAGGTCTGCTTCCGTCCGTCTGCTTTCAAGCTCCGCATCATTGCCAGTAACCTGACTGCCGACCATTTCTTCATACTTGCTCAGCAGCTTTTGGGCTTGTGAACTGTTTAAACCTACTTCGTGTGCCGTGGCTTTGAACCAATCGAGCGTATCGGCATCCGCAGCTTCACTAGCTTCAAGCTTGTAGTCGCCAGCCGTTTCGGGGCGACCCAGCTTGTTATAGACCACCGACCAATCATCGTCCGTTGCCCACTTCCCCGGTACGGGGATTTTGTCAGATCCGATCATACTTTCTGCATGAACGTAACTTTTTGCTAAGGCACCAACATCTGAAATTGTTTCCAGAGATTTATGTCCTCTGATTTCTTCTGGAAGACTGTCCTTCCATGAAGTTTGCACTGCCGTTGTTTCAACAGACGGTGCTTGTCCAGCTTCTGCCGGGGCTTCCGCTACCTGCGCTTCTTCAGCCATGATTTAAGTGTCCTCGTTTGTTGTTTCCTGTTGTGGTGGTGGATTGTCCGACAGCATATTCAAAAGAAAAAGGACAACATTTCGTTGACCATCCTTGAATGCCATCTCATGTGTATTCTCACCGCTGAAGACAGGTGCAAACATATGACACCTTTTTTGCAAATCGTTCATTACGATCTGGCCTTCGTTTGATGAAAATACAAATTTATAGTTTGCCTTTAAGTCCTCTGGACTCATACGACCTCTTCTATTTCTGCCTCAACTGGTTGTTGTTCTGCTTCTGCTGCTGCCTGTGCTTCATCTAACGCACCCACTGCCTTTACTGCCGGGGCAGCATTCCCGGCAGCTTCTGCCATTTGCATCATCTGGGCCATTTCCTGTTGCTGAGCCTGTTGCTCAGCACGTTGTGTCCTGACTTCTTCAACCTCGGCTTCACCCTTGACCGTTGATGCTGGAACACCCAGAACCTTGATGAGGTATTTGACCATGCCGTCTGTATCCATGTAGTCGAATACACCGGGATCGAGCTGACCCATTGGACCCAGCAATTCAAACAGACGCATGACCGATTGCACGTCGCCACTGCGCTGAGCTTTTGCCAGCGGTGAAACATATTCGATATCGATGTCACGATCCTGCAAAATTTCAGGGGCAGGAAGAAACGCCTGTTGACGAGCGAGGATATTAAACACGCGATTGATAAGAGGCTGTAACAGTTCAGCCTGTAAGCGTCCCAACACAGGGCCTAGCAGTCTCATTTTTTCCTCGGTGCGTTGGACCACTTCGGTCGCGGTCATCTGTGGGCCTTCACCCATGATGAGCTGATCAACAAAAAATGCTGATCTGATAGCGGTGCGGCGTTGCTCTTCCATAGAGAGGCCAAGCGGATTATTTGCTCCAATATTTAAAGGTTCTAAGCGATCCCGTGTGCCACTTCGATAAAAGTTCAAGCCGCCCGGAACAGTCCTGATTGGCAGCATGAAGCCGTCATCCGGGACCATCAGAGGAGGGTCAACCTGTTTTTGCGCTGCCCGGATTGTGGTTTCGGACATTTTGTTCAGCATCTTCACGTCAGGCAGTGCCGTCATCGCAGGTGAACGACCATAGCCCAATTCAAATGATGCCTTTAAATACCTTGGAACAGTGTAAGGAAACTCGTCATATCCGCTTTCGGACATGATTATTTTTTCATCAGGGTCGATGTAGCAACTGAGAAACGGTTTATTGAGCGTGTCTTCTTTTGTAACATCACGGTCTTCACGAGGACGCACGACATGAATGATGGTGACTTCAGAATAAGGGTCTTCAGCCAAAGCCTTGGTCATCTTCTGCGATAGCACATCCTCACCAAACCGCATGGCCGCAGCACGGACAGGCATTTTAAATTTACGATAAACCGTATCGACCCGGCCTTGGTCATCCTCTGAAACGTAACATTCAGAGATGTGCCTAGTGCCGAACCTGATCTGGTTCTCTTCGTCTGCTTCCACAAACATAACGCCTGTGCCAAACGTAATCAGGTCGTGGTATAATTCGTGTACCTGTTCCTGAAAGTTTGACCGTTGAAACGCTTGGTACATGACATCGGTTGCCCCCTCCAGCCATTCCTTGGCTTCGTCCATCATGTCGGTTTCGTTGTCTCTATATCGTAAGGAAAACCAAGGGGTCGAAGCGTTGGTCAACATACCGTGCAAGCTAGCGGATAAAAGCTCAGCCGAATGAATAGCCGTGCCGTCGAAGATCAGTTCCTGCCGTTTATCGCCAGCACTCCGCTTTTTTGTAATGTCTGCTTTTCTTGGAACAATGTAATCGGCAACTTCCTGCCAATGGTGCTCCCATGTCATGCGCTGGGTTTCCAGCGTAGACAGCCGATTGAGAAGCATGACCGCCATTTCTTCCGTTGCCATATTAACTTCCTAAAAGAGTTTTTCGCTGGACAGGTTGGTTGCCGATCAGACCGCTTGTCATAATTGTACGGCTTCTTCTTCGACCCCGGCGTGGTCGTCCACGTTCTTCGTCGTCAACTTCCAGCCCGGCATAAGGTGTACGAGGTTGGACACGGGTTACTGGTGCTGACGGAGTTGTCGGTGGCTCAACCAGCCCATCATCATCAGGGGGATCTTCTGGTCTGTTACCGACCGTGCCTGTATCTGTGCCTGTATCGGTATCGGCTGTGCCTGTATCGGCATATCGACCTTCATAGTATCGACTGTAATCAGGTGCGAGGGCTTCATACCCTTCCTGCTGTGCAAGCACGTAATCATATCCCATGAAGTCGCCAGCATCGTCTCTTTCACGCTCTTCACGGTCTATAAAATAACCCTGCCCCAAATCGGCACTGTCATCATAAAGGGTTTTCAGATAAGCCTGTTGGTCATAAACAAGGCGGTCAGGATCGTCCTCATTTGTTCGCTGGTAGTAGCTTACCCCTTCTCGTTCTTCAGGCTGAAGGACTTGAAGCTGATAATATATATTGCCTTCTTCAGCACCCGGATTAAAGGGATCTTCCCGTCTGACAAAACCCAACTGCTCGTAAGGTGTCGCTCCGGGGATTAGCGAGGTCCAGTTGCCATCGATCTGATCGCGTCTTTGCTCATAATAACCCGTCGTATCTATACCCGTGCCTTCACCCGGCCCACCAAAACCCATATCACATATCCTTCTTGCCGTACTCGGCTAATAAAGAAGGCTTCATAATTTCTTCGCCAGCCAACAGACCCCGTGGCCCGGTCACAATGGTCTTCTTTCGACCCATTCTCTTTGCTTCTCTTTCACGCAGATTTTCTTCCATATTTGGATCAGGAGCCTGAACAGGTGGTGGAGGTGGAGGCGGTGGAGGCGGTGGTGGACTTTTTGGTTTCATAAATCCCATATCAGGCTCCTAGATGCTGGCCCAGCGGATTGTAGCTGCTATCCGCAAAAGCCTGTGGTGCGTTTTCAAAATGATTCATTTCTTTAATACCGATAGCCAGATACCGAAACGCATCGGCACCATGACTCGACCAATCGTGGACAGGCGACAATCTAAATGCGCGAGTCTTCGGATTGTATGCACGGTGGTATTGTCTCAGGCATTCAATGCCCTGCTTGCAGTTGGTCAGGTCAAACCAGCACTTGCTCATAATAAGCTGTGCGGCGTGAATGCCGTCTTCAACGGGCAGTTTGGGTACGACCCTGAAATTCAGTCCAAGATCCCACGCGATTTCTCGCCTAGATTTACCCGTTCCAAGTTCACGCACCTCGATATCGTGAGGCGCATTGTGATCCCCATACAGATAACCTTTGCGTGATAGTACCTCGCAATAGTGGGGAAGCCCCTCATTACGTGCTTCATAGTAATCGACGATATTAACACGGCCTCCGCGAAGGCTTTGTGCAAACCAGATCGCCGTACTGTCTCCAATTCCGAGATCCCAGTAAGTATCCACACGATGTCCGACATCAACCGGGACATCAGTAATGCGACCATCTTCCATAGCCGCTTGCATTTCCTTGCCATAGATGGCCCCCGGTACGTTGGCGACCCAACTGCATTCAAATTCCTGATCGTACTGATCCTGAGACATCATGGTACGGGCTGCTTCCAGCTCTTCAGCATCCACAATGCCTGTTTCACTGGCCTTGAATATCGCCGTGTACCAATCCTTTTCATTCTTCGCTGCTTCATAGAGATCAAAGAATGCGTTGTGACCCCGTGGTGTCCCTATAAACAGGGCAGAACCCTTGCGGTCAGATAACGCAGGACGGATAAT